TACCTTGCAGCCACCCGCTGCGCTGATTTGGGCGTTCGCCCGCTTCATGCACGCGAAGTCGTCGAGCGCACCATCGTTATGGTGTACGCTCCCGATAACGCCGATGTACGAGCGGTTGAGCTGCGCCACAGCGCCGCAATGCACAACGCACACGCGAGCCATGACTACGCAGCCAAGAGTAAGTTCTACCAGGCTGTCGTCTCGCGGCGAGTCCACGCCTTGTTCTATAGCGGACCCGTAACAGGGTCCGCTAGGGCTTGAGGGCGCGTGGTAGCCACACAAGGGAAGTCCCAGAAGTCTAGTCTGACGGATTCCCGGATGCGCGTGTGGCGAACCAATGCGCAGGTAAAGGAGCGTGTGCTCTACTCGATTTCCGAACTGAGTGGAAACATGCCCCTAGGTGTCAACAACGCAGATATCACCACTCTCGAGTGTGCGTTGTTGGAACGGATGTACTATTGTCAAGTGAAGGGGGCCTTCGAGCCGCCCCCCCCTGTACCAAAGGGCCGATTCTCGGCGAGGTTAGCCTCGTTCACAGCAAAGCTGCGCAATATGTTGCGTCATGCTTCCCCATGTACGACCGGTGAGGTGGTCGAAATGTACACTGGGAGGAAGAAGACAATATACACTAACGCAAAGGCCAAGCTTGAACGGTACGGTCTCCTCCGCAAACACGGGTACCTTAACAGCTTCGTTAAGCTGGAAAAAGTAAACCCCAGCAAGGCGCCGCGGTGCATTCAGCCGCGCAATCCCGTGTATAACGTCAAGTTGGCGACGTTCATTAAACCAATAGAACACAAAGTGTACGATGCAATTCGGCGAATCTACGGTGACGGGCCAACCGTCATCAAGGGGTTCAACGTCCAAGAAATCGGCTCGATAGTACGCGGCAAGTGGAGATCCTTCCAGGACCCTGTCGCCATCGGGCTGGACGCTACGAAGTTTGACATGCACGTGAGTGTGGAAGCATTAGAGTGGGAACACTCGATCTACAACGGTGTTTACCGGAGTAAAGAGTTGGCGAAGATGCTGAGGTGGCAGATCGACAACAAGGGTTACGGGTGGTGCAAGGACGGGCATCTGCGGTACGAAGTGAAAGGGCGGCGAGCGAGTGGTGATATGAACACCTCGCTAGGAAACTGCTTGATCATGTGTGCCCTGGTGTACGAATATGCTCGCTCCCGTGGAGTTGATATCAAGTTGTGCAACAACGGTGATGACTGTGTGGTGATGATGGAGCGCAAACAAGAGCGCACGTTCATGGCAGGTCTTGACACCTGGTTCCTCGAGATGGGGTTCCGTATGGTGGCTGAGAAACCTGTGTACGACCTAAACCATATCGAATTTTGCCAGATGCGGCCGATCGAACTAGAAAATGGCACATGCCTGATGGTTCGCAATTTGGCCACAGCGCTCCGAAAGGACTCGCTATGCACGATTGATATTCGCAATGACAAGG